CCTGTGCTGTCATCGCCCACTATGCTGAAATTGGTCATGCCCGATGCCGTCACCACCTGTGCGTCCACATATGCTCTGCTGGCAGCATGATTTGCATCAGTTGGCGTGGTGGCCACTTTGATGTTGGCCAGTGTGATGTTGGTTATGGGGCTGGTGCCAGCATCGTTGGTGGTGGTGCCCACTATGAAATTGTCTTCAGATTCGTCCCAGTAGAACGCCGCGTTGTCGCCTACGCCGCCCCGGTTGATGTATAGACCCACGTCCGGTAATGTGCCTGTGCCTGAATTGTTCCTGGCCAGTTCTATGAACGTGTCCTCCACGGAAAGAGTGGCCGTGTTGACCACTGTCTGGTCACCGTCCACGATCAGATCCCCGCGCACTCTGACTGTTTTTGAATCTAGGTCAATGACGTTGCTGCCCGCAGCTCCCGAGCCGGTCTTTATTGTGTAATCTCCTGATGTGCGTAGCGTTTTTGCCATATCCAGCTGTATTTATAACCGCACAAGGGAGAGCGTGAACTCCCCCTTGCAAGGCATATTGGCGTTATTAGATAACGTCTACTACTGCCACTCCTGAAGCACCCGGCGTGTCTTCTGCCGCTGCTGTGCCTAGGCTGTATTTGGCAAAGCCAAAACTACCATCTGTTCTCTTGAAGTGCACAATGTTGTTGTAGAATTTGTCCACAAACGCAACTGTTGAGTCGTTCAAGCGCACTTTGACGCAAAACTCACCTGCTACTAATGAAGCCGGCGCAACTGCTTTGAGTATCAAGATTTGATCAGAGCTGTCGTTTGCCTGATGGATCTTGAATTTTCTAGATGCTCTCTGGCTGATGATAAACGAATTGTCATCTTGCTGCAGAGAACCGCCTGTAGGAAAGTAGGCAGACACTTCGATCTTGCCCGCTGTTCCGGTTGGTCCTAGATTGGTGTCACTCATTCGTGACCTTTTGATTGGTCTTCCCATTTGTTTTCTCCTTTGTTTAGGAGTCCAATGCTGATTCTATCAGCTACGCGGTGGTTTCCGCATAAGTCTTCACACTATTGTGAAGCGCTATATGAACTGTTTGTATTTATTGTGCGTTTTGATTTGTTATGTGGTATGATAAAAGGGCGATGCACGTCTACACCGCCCCCAGTTACTACTACATCAATTACTTCTTGTTGTAGATGCCATATAGGACGTAGAGTGCTACCAATCCCACAAGACCTTCTGCCGAGAAGCCTTTGATGATCGCGGTGATCGTGCCTATGATGCTGCCAGAGGACAAGAACGGTATTGCCTGTCCCTTGAACAAGATCTCTAGAACGATCCCAAGGGCGATTAGGCTCACACCCACTTCTGCAAGTGTTGCGGCCCACGCTTTTACTTGTTTCAAGATATCCATATCGTGGATCTCCTTTCACATTGTTGCGACGGACATGGTTGTCCGTGGAAATATTTAAAGGATGGCTGTATGAATAAAAACTCTAGATTTGATCTGTGGATCGTATGATGGCAAAATATTTTTGTTATCTACGTCTATATAGATTTTTCAGTCAAAAAAAAGGCGCCATTTCTGACGCCTTTTTTGAAATTCTCTAATCTTGCGATTATTTGAATTTTAAGTTTGCTGATGTGATAGCAACTAAGCCCACATAGTCAGCTGCGTTACCAAGAGATGATGCAGTGTTTGTTAACTCTACATAACCGTATCTTGTTAAGAAGCCCACTACTGGTTCAAAAGTAGCTGGATCAAGCACAACACCTGAACTCATCAACGGTATGTAAGGACAATAGAACGCTGGAGCATCTGCTTCAGAAGATCCTTTGTATCCTACTAACACTGATGTGTCGTCAGAAGCGTAAGCATCAACGTATACTCTCATAGCTGAGTTTAAAGTTCCAACAAATTTAGTGTTAGTTGGAGATTCAAACGTGCCTTCAGTTGATCTTGCGAACGCTGAAGTTGTAGCTGATTGAAGGATAGTTAAAGCAGTTGGTGATACTACAGCGTAGTTACCAGCGCCTCTTCTAGTTCTTGTTGCGATTTGGTTAGCAACTCTATTGATCAAGATTGCAAGTGCCGCGTGCTCGTCGCCCACGAAAGTTGCAGTTCCAGAAACAGCAGCTTGGTCAAAAGTCTCACTAGCAGATCCTGCCAATGTTCTTAATGATCCAATGATCTCTTGGTCGATTTCAGCAGTAATTTCTTGTGCTAAAGCGGCCATGATTTCAGCTTCGATGTCGATGCCTTGCTGTGCCTGTGCGTCTTGTGCTGCTTCAAAAGTCCATCTTGCAGATAGTTTTCTTGATTTAGCTTCAACGGGTTGTTTTAAGATTTGGATAGATAATCTTTTTCCAGGAGTTCCCTCTAGAGAAGCTGTAGAAGCTGCTTTTGGAGTGGAGTTGTCTTGGTTACCAGAGTATGCTTTCGCAATCTTAAATGGAGATAATGCTTCTTCACCTGCAGTTGTGTTTGATGCAACTGAATCTGCATATCTGATCCTTAAAGTGTGGATCTGTCCTACTGGACCAGTCATAGGTTGTACTCCAACGATCTCGTTAGCGATGACAGTTGGTAACACCCTTCTGATTACTGGTAGTATGACTCTGTTTAACGTTGCAACGTTACCTGCAGATGTAGCACCCGCAGTTGATTGTTCAGAAAGATATCTCTTAGTGTTTTCTAAGATGACATCCATCGTCTTTTTCTTGTTGCCCGCTAAACCTTCGGTCAATGCGGCTTTTGTTTCGCCCCATTTTGATTCAAATAGTTCTGACATTTGATCTTTTTCCCTTTTTGTTTAGTGTTTAATACCCGCCAATTTGCGGATATTTGTTAAGTCAGCATCTTCTCTCACTGATCTGTCACCCTTGGCTTCAGAAATCACTTTCTTGCCTGTGGTGGCAGTTGACTTGTCGTCCATCACTGGAGCGAGATACTTCGCATAAGCAGATTTCAGGTCTTTTGTTTGAACTGATTCAAGCAATTGACTCATGACTTCCGCTTTGTCTTTGCTCAATGGTTTGAGCAACTCAGCCATCGTTTCCTTGCGTTCCATCAAATCCCGTGTTCTAGCAATCTCTTGCTCCTTGGATTCAATCACCGCCTGCTTCTCTTCGATGGATTTCGTGACTTCGTTAATCTTCAGCATCTGCTCATCCACCACTTTTAATAGTCTAGCAGTTTCGCTCTTCTCATTTAGGTAAGAAGATTGATATTCTGAAGCGAAGGCTTCGAAAACTCGTTTTCCAAAGTTTATTTGTCTAGCAGCAGTGATGTCTTCTTTCAACTGGGCCAACTCTTCACCCAATTTTTTGGTCACTGCGTCTTCCACAACTTTGGCAGATTTAGTAATGAAAGCCTCTTTCAATTTCTTCATTTGAGCCTTGGCTTCTTTCACTAATTTCACTTTGGTTTCCACGACACCTTGTTTGTCTGCGTGGAATTCTTTGATTTCTCTAGCAAGAGCGCTCACCACGAACTCTTCCAGTTTGGAGAAGTTCTCATGCACGCCCTTCCTGTCAGCGTTGAGCTCTGTGATCTCTTCTGCTAATTTGTTCATCACGAATGATTCCAATTTTGCAGAATGTGCGCCCACGTTGTCTTTGTATGCTGTTTTTTCCATTGCAAGTGCTTTTCTGTCTTCAACGAACTTGGTGATCTCTTCACTCAACTTGTCAGTCATCATCTTGTCGATGGCTTCCACCATGTTGTTTTTGTCATGCTCGTATCTCTTAGCAAATTCTTCTCTAAGTTCAGCGGCAGCCTGCTCCTTGTTTTCCTTGACTTTGTTGTCCCATGCTTCTTGGATAGTTTTCTGAGTCTCTACTCCAATAACGCCTGATTCAACCAGTTTTGATATTGCGTCGAACATTATTTTAGGTCCTTTATTATGTTGGTTAGCGCCTCTTTGAGGTACTTCTGTGCTTTTTTATCATCTCTAATCTCAGCAGCCAGACCCATTGCTTTATTTCCGCCCTTTGTGTTCAACAAATGTTCGTAAATCGCAGTTGGGTAAGCACCCGGTGCCGAAGGTTGAGCCACTACGTCCACTGTGATGATCTCGTAGTCACTGACTTGCCCGCCGCCGTATTCGGAAACGTTCCCAGAACCTCGGCTTGACACGCCCAGTTTGACTCCAGACTCTAACATAGTTTTCACTAGTTGGCCCATTGGTGTTGGCAGGATCTTCATCTTGCCGTATCCATTTGGACCGTCCATCCACATATCGGTAATCATGTGGCTTACGCGGTCCAAATTAATTTTTAAATCATCGGGATGGTCCACTTCCCCCAGAACAGAATAACCTGACGTGATCTGATCATTGAGTGTCTTCACAGCCTTTTGTATCTCATTGACTGGGTAGACTCGCTGATTGGCATTCTTGATGCCGCCCTGGATGCAGATGCCCTTCATGTAAAGGTCCTTGCCTTCCTTGCCTTCGTGCAAGACTTCCATCCTGGCCTGATCGTAGGTTAAGTGTTCTCTTAGGTATAGTCCCATCTTCGCTCCCTGTTCTCTTTTCTATTGCTTACTTCTTGGCAGCAACGATTGGAGATTTAGACGCTGACTTGTCACCACCGTCCTTGGTATCAGCTTTTACTTCTTTCTTGTAGGAAGTCGCTTTGTCCTTGCCTGGTGTGTTTTCAAAGTCACCCATTTTTTCCGCAGTTGGAACTTTGGCCTTTTCCTTTGCCACGTCCGCTTGGGCGATGTTTTTGGCACCGTGTCCCATTTTGGTTCCTGCGTCAACTACTGGTGATTTTGCTGATTTGTCAGAGCCGTCTTTGTTGTCAGCTGATTTCTGGATCTTGTATTCCTTTACAGTCTCCTTCTTCATGTCGTGTTTCATGGCTTCTTGTGCCACTGGTTGTGCTGCTGCAACTTCGACCTGGGCGTCCTGAACTGGCGCCACTGACTCGTCGTTGTCCGTGTCCATGTCAGGCTTGTCGCCGTTCATCATTTTTTCGAATTCTGCTTTTAGTTCTTCCAAAGCATCTTCTAGGTCAACGATCTTGTCCTCAACTTCGGCATGATCCTGCTCGTGAGAGTCAATATCACCGTCCTTGTTGTAGTCCTCCGCGTCGCCTTTTTCGTCCGCTTCCACGTCAGCGATCAGGTCGTCGGTGGCGTCTCCGCCCACTTCCTCGATAGACTCTTCTTCTTTTGAAGCTTCTTCGATCTCGACTTCTTCGTCAACTGACTCGTCTTTTGAATCTGTTTTTTCAGTTTCTTTCATGTCTTTTTTGTCATGCATTTTTTCTGAAACTGTTTCTTCTTTCATTTCTTTTTCGTCTTTTTTCTCGTCTTTTGCTTCCACAGCGGTTTCTGCTTCTGCTAGACCTTCGTAGATGTCTCTAGACTTCTCAACAACGATTTCATGAAACAGCGCTTGCGCCTTGTCATTCTCTTCGTTGATTAATAATTCAAGCAATTGCTCGAACTTGTTGGTAGGTTGTGTCATTGCACGTGCTCCTTGTTGGCAAGTTTGGTTTTATACTTTATAAAGTGTATTATTTAAGC